ATCTGATGTAGCGGCCCAAATTTCTCCTCAAAATATTTTTCAATTTCTAATGCATTCTCACCAGCCAAAATTTTTACCGCCTCGAAAGAGTTAATTGCCGAGTCAGCGTACTTCTCCCTTAAACGATCGGGAAAATCTATTCTTGACCAAGAAACAAAAGCGCCAATGCATGCTCGGCAATGATCACCTAAAAAAAACGCATCTTGAAACACCGGCCAAACGCTATCACCCCAAGACTCCCTGCATTCAAGCGCTAATAAATGAACTTCGCTACTAATGCTTTTCAAATTAGACAACTCCTCATTAACAACTTCCAACAGCTCATGAGGTGTCTCGCGATAGCTAACCTGAAAATTTATCCTTTCCACTAGACCACTAGTTACTCTAAAGACATCGGGCAGCACCGCCCGGTACTTCCTTAAGGATAACGATGCTCTTTTGGCTAGTTCATGATCTGAAGTCGCGACTAACTGTTTCTTCCAAGCGTTGTACCCAACAACCGCTAAAAGCAGCGCGGCAACCGTCGCGAGCGACCCAAAAATTTCAGCAAGGTCATGAAGGTTTTTTACGTCGAAGAATTCCTTGCCTCTTGGTATTGCTCCCCAAACAACACCAGCACAGAAAAGCGAAACGCATCCGAGCCATACGACCCAATCCTTTTTCAAATCATTCTCCAGTTCACACCTAATTTCGACAGATTATGCCGAAGCTCCAAGCAGCCGGCGAGGATCCCCTATGTCCGCACAACACATCGACGAAAGGAAGCTTGAGCGTGCGATCCGCAAAATCAAGCACTGCCTGGCACTGGCCCAGAGCGCCAACGAGAACGAAGCCGCCACAGCACTGCGGCAGGCACAGGCATTGATGCGAGAATACCGGTTGTCCGAAATGGATGTGAAGTTGAGTGACGTCGGTGAAGTCGAGTCGGCACTCTTCCGTGCCAAGCGGCGACCAGCGTGGGACCAACAGCTGAGCTTAGCTGTAGCGCGCGCATTCAACTGCGAAACCCTGAGACGTCGGAAGTGGAGTGCCGCAAAAGGCCAGGTCATTGAATGCGCGACATTTGTCGGCGTTTCGCCCGCTCAAAACATCGCCCTGTATGCGTATGAAGCCTTGCACACCAAGCTCACACAAGCGCGCAAGAAGTACTGCGCATCGGTCAGGTCTGGAACTCGCCGCAGTGAGTATTCGGCGGAAACCGCCGGCGACCACTTTGCACTGGCGTGGGTTTGGGAGGTCCAGTCGAAGCTGAAAGCACTTGTGCCTCAAGGCGAAGATGATCCGCTCGGCCAGTCAGCCACCGGTCAGGGCCTCGTCGCGGTTCAAGCGCAGGACAAGGCGTTGATCAGCGAATACCTCGCCGCCCAAGACATCAAAGAGGCGCGCAAAAGCAAGGGTGTCGAGTTGGATATGAACGCCCAGATCGCCGGAATGCTTGCTGGGAGCAAGGTCGAGCTGCACGCCGGCATTGCACGCGGCGGCGAGGAAACTCTCGCTCTGTCCGCAACCGCCTGACCACAACCCAGCGACCGCAATAGCCGAAGGATTACGCATGCTCACAGCAATCGATTTGTTCGCCGGCCTCGGCGGATGGTCCACCGGTGCCCGCGATGCGGGCGTAAATGTTCTATGGGCGGCCAACCACTGGCCCGCCGCAGTGGAATGGCACAGCGCCAACCATCCAGAAACTCAGCACGTTTGCCAGGACCTACAGCAAGCGGACTGGTCGCACGTCCCAAAACATGACCTGATGCTTGTCTCCCCTCGCTGCCAGGGCCACACCAAAGCCAGGCGCCGGGATAACGGCAATCCAAAACACGACAACTCACGCTCGACCGCATGGGCGCCAGTGTCGAACGCCGAGGTCAACCGCCCCGACTTCGCTATCATCGAGAACGTTCCTGAGTTCATGGACTGGGTTCTATACCCAGCCTGGGCAGACGCGATGCAGCGCCTGGGTTATGCGCTCGCGCCCCACGTCGTTGACTGCGCCGACCACGGCGTGCCTCAACACCGCGTGCGGCTCTTCATGGTCTGCTCTCGCAGCAAAGCACCTCTGCACCTTCAACTACCCCAGTGCCAGCACGTGCCCGCTCGCGACATCCTGGACTTCGAGGCAGGCAAGTGGAGCAAGATCGAGAAGCCAGGGCGCGCAGAATCAACACTCACCCGGGTAAAGAATGGCCGCGAGCGGTTCGGCGATCGCTTCATCATGCCGTACTACGGATCCGGGTCCGGGCTGACCGGGCGCAGCCTTGACCGCCCCATCGGCACCATCACCACGCTTGACCGCTGGGCCCTGGTGCGCGGTGACGAAATGCGCATGCTGTCGGCTGACGAAGCCCTGGCCGCCCAGTCTTTCGGGCCGGACACCAAGCGCCCGGACAATCATCGGCTGACCATGCACATGACCGGCAATGCGGTGCCGCCGCTGGCCGGAGAACGGGTCATCGAAGCGTTGAAGGCTGCCGCCTAGATCAGCGATGCCGCCCTATCCGAACCAATGAGTGGAATCGTACCGCTGCCGAGCTGCATGGCAAGCCAGCGCCGGGCCAGATCGACATCGAACCTGTAGTTGTTGTTTTTCATCGTCTGAATCGCGGTGTCGCTGATTTTGTATTCACCGCATTCGGGGCAAACCAACTGCTTGTAATCACCGGACGGCAACACCTCGGCTGGTTCTGTACCGCAAATAAAGCACTCCATACCCACCTCCATTGACTGATCGCTGAACTGTAGCTGATCTCTCGTCCCTCTCCACCGCCCGGGCATGCCCCGGCAAGGACATAGCCATGCCCGCAGAAAACCAACAGGCCGTGCCGAAGCTCGAATTCAACTCGCCGGACGCTGGCCGCACCTACATCGCCAAGCTGTTCGATACCGTGCTCAGGCGCCACTACTTCTGCCAGTACATCAGCGAGCGCCTGGCAGGCGACTTCGCTTGCACTCTGGCTCAGCACTTCGAGGAACTCAAAGCTCGGGAGCAAGCACTGCAGCAGCGCCTGAACGCAGCGGATCAGCGGAACGACGAGCTGGCGCGCGACAAGGCCCGGCTGGATGCACTGGAGTCAAATTTCTGGGATGTGCGCTTCGACAGCAGCCCCAACGGCGATGCCGGCAACAGCACCGTCAGCATCGAGATCGTCGGTCACTGGATGGATAAGCCATTCGAGCGCGTGATCGGCGAGAACTACAGCGAGAACCTTCGCGCCGCCATTGACCAGGCGATGACAGCTCCGGCCTTTCCGCCCGAGCGTCCAGAATATCCAGAACCCACCAGCGATGACGACTGGCATATGAACCCCTGCAAGCAAGGTCATCGCGACGTTGGCGCGGCCGGCGGCGTTGCTCACTGCTACACGTGCGATGAGAAGATCGAAGCGGCCACAACGCAAGAAGCGTTCGAGCGCTGGAACGCCACACACCCGGCGGCGCAACCATGAAGCACGCGCTACGACGAAAGCTTGAGGCCTGGCTGATCCTGTTGGCCGCCGGGATCCTGATCGGCCGCAACGTCCAGCGCTCCCCGGTCGTATCGCGCCGAGACAACAACGACATGTGGTCCATGGCCGAAAAGCTCGAAGCCATCGCCAAGCGCATCAGCACCAAATATACCTAGGCCAGTTCAGCCTCGAAGCTACACGAAAACCCAGAGGCCTTTAAGATTCAGGCCGGCGAGAATCAGAGCCGTCAATAAGCCAGGTAGCCGCATCAATCCCATCATAATGAATAAGATGGGGTTCATCATGCCGACCATAAAAAGGACCAGTACGGCGATTTTTGGCTGGCTGGGATCAAATAGGACCTTTGTCATGATTCCGGCCCATACAGCCCAAAAGAAATACATCGTCACGCCATCTACTCGGAAGAACGCCCGCTTAAACGTCTGTCCGACCGTATCCGTTTCATTGAGCATCTGATCCACCGCAATAACCGATTTCCTATCGATAGTAGCCGTAGCTCCAAAAACCTCTACTCCCTCCCCCTTCAAAGTCAGCCGCTATAGCGGCGAGTCCTCGACGTCATAGGGGACGAAATCTCCTAACCACTCGCGGGCAATCGGAACTGCGTATTCCAGCAGCTCTAGAGGAACATTTTCAGCGAAGAGGGTCACTTCAAAACGAAGCGTTTCGTCGTTCCGAAAGATTTCGAACAATGGTCCGTTGTTACCGCTCCAGCATTCCATCGCAAGGCCATCGTGACCTTCAACAACGCTAGAAGCACAGCAGAACCGGTATTCAACTCCGTGTACGACCACTTCGCACCCTCCCTTTCTGAAGTGGCAACGATACCTCTCCACTCTACGAATTTGAAAGCCGCTATAGCGGCAAGGAAAAGTGTTGCCGTGAGCATCATCGACGACGTAATGACGGACAAAATCACCCTCCACGGCCTGGGCTTTGTGCAGGTCCAGCTCGAAGGCAATCAGCGCTTGCATGTCTGGCACCCTGAGCTGCCCCGCCGGGCATGCTTCGAAAGCTCGTCCATCCATGACCACCGTTTCGATTTCATTTCGCGGGTCCTGATTGGCACGCAATGCAACATCGAGTACCGCCTTGACCCATCACCTGGCGGCGGTTACATGCTCTACCTGCATGAAGGTGCGCGGACTGCTTGCGGCGGCCGGCCATGGATGCCTGACGGTCGGGTTCACATGACCGAAATCAATCGCGAGTCCATCGCCGCC